GCGAGCTTCATTTGGCGAAGATGGTTAATAGTGTGCCATCTGCCTTATTGCCCGTTGGTAATACACCGGAATTGCAGATCGCAATCTCTAGTGAATCCACTGATCACTATGAAAGTAAAACCGGCCTCCGTGCTAAGGATGCGGTACTACGCAAACAAACTGCAGTGGCTATCTCTGGTACGCTTGAAGAAGTAACAAAGCAAAACTTAGCAATGGTCCTAAGTGGCAAATCAATCGAAATCCCTGAAACTCAGCTGACTGATATTACTCTGGGTGCTGTAGAAGCTGGCGCCATGATTGACTTAGGACATCGTAATTTAAGTGAAGTGGATTTTAAAGACAGCTCGGATGTTGCCATCACTTCAGATAAATATGTACTGGATGCTGTTTACGGCACAGTCATTTTTAATGAAGCTATTGTTGGTTCAGTTAAGTTTTCTGCCAAAGCCGGTGCTAAGACACGTACTACAATTGCAACTAACCTAGGTAATGAATATCGCTTGCTGTTTAAAGGCATTGATACTGTTACAGGCGATAAGGTGATCTTAACTTTATGGCGCGTCGAATTTTCGCCAGATACCGAGTTTGATCTAATTCATGAGGACTTCGGATCTTATTCAATTGAAGGTGAAGCACTGGCAGATATCTCTAAAGCTAATGATGAAGAGCTAAGTGTATTTGGTCATATTGAGCGTTTTAGCGTAGCTGCATAAACCCATAAACCATACAGGCACAAAGAACTCCACGGCGCTATGCGTCTTTTTTTGTGCCTGCCTTATAGTAATAAGTCTTAAAACATTTAAGATGAAACTTAATAAATAGTAAAAAATAAAGATTATGTAATCTTTTGTTATTCTAATTTTCATCTGATGGGGATATAAAAGATATTCAGTTCATGTTAAGAATAAAACTGCTATGACTAAAATAGAAATATTTGTCTCCATCCTAGCCGTAATAATTATTTCTACTTTTATTTATCTTGTATGTCAGTAAGTTAGTAAGCTAAGAACCGCCTTTGGGGCGGTTTTTTGATAAGTGGAAGTTTCACCTGGCTATATAGGGTCAATTTTAAAAAGACTTAAAATAGTAAAACATAACTTTACAAATCCACTCTCCCTAGATGTTAGATAAGATTGAAAATTAATGTAAAGTGTCGCCCTTAATACATGGGGATATTATGAAAAATTTAAGCTTATTCTTTTTTATTGTGATTTTAGCTGGGTGTGGACACAAGGAATCTAGTGGTCAGCATCTTGATTTAGAAACAAGCAAAAAGGAACAGCTTGAATTTGCAAAAGAAGCTACAAAAGAATTCATTCCCAATCCTGATTCAGCTAAGTTTCGTAATCAAATAGGAGAGTGTGGAGAGGTAAGCTATAGGGACAAAGATAACAAATACACTGCTTTCCAACGCTTTGTTGTGATTGAAAAAAATATAGTGCTTGTAGAAAATCAGACGGATCAAAAGCAATTTGAGTTGTCATGGAAGAGTGCTTGTACGCCAAGCTGGAAGTAATTAAAAAGCCCTTTAATTAAGGGCTTTCTTTTATTCACCAGATGACTCGGATTTTTGGTCCTTACCATCTGCATATTCTAAAGCAACCTGTTGTGCTTCAGCTGCAGCAGTGGCCTCTATTGGAATCGAGTCAGCTGCGATAGCTACGGTACCAGTAAATCCCATTAAACCTAAGATTAGAATTTTCGAATACTTTTTCATTTGAATTTCCTCTACGTTTCTAAGACTTAATTTCAGTGTAGAGAATGATTTAAATCGTGGATGTAGCAGCTATGTCGGGATATGTAAGATATTCAAGGCTAGAGTTAGAAGGATCTAGTTTTGCGTAAGAATGCTTTTCTGATGAAATTATTTTGTAGATTTGATTAACGAAATGTTTGAATGCTTCAGTAGGTAGCTACACTCTAAAGAGCTTTCCTTAACTTCTAACTCTTTGTAACATCCAATAATTTTTTTGTAATATTTATGTTATTAATTGTTTGCTTTGCTTATCATATGAATGATGAAAAGTGGAGCACCGAAAATGCTAACGAAAGCAGAAATCGTTGTTGTTGTTCTAATGATACTAGCCTTAATTCTCATCGTTTATGAGATGGGACAAGGTGGTAGTTGGACTTTATAGAATTTAGCCTTTATCAACGGTAAAAGAAAACCACCTTCGGGTGGTTTTTTAATGTCTAAAATTTTCTCGAGATTCCACCATGAATGATTTTTTCCTAGCAACAAACCGAAGCATCAAAGTTAATGACATCGAAGTGCGCCAGATCCAGATGAAAGACTTTGACACCTGGGCAATGCATGCTGAAGTTTTGAAAAACTTCATCAAAGACCAAAATCATTCAGATGAGATTTTGACAGGTCTATTTAAAGCTCATGGTGTGCAGGTCATTTCGACCATGGCATGCGTCACTGATCTGGACCATGAATCACTGGTAGAACTTGCTGCTGATGAGCAGGGATTTAAACAGCTACTTAAGGCAGTGCTTCTCGTTAATCAGGCATATTTCAAATATGAAAAGTCAAAGCGTGGCATCAAAAAGAAAGATGACTCTACCTGGTTTGATTCATTCCAGTTTCTGGTATCAATGGGCCATCAGCATAGCGAAATCATGGAAATGACCTACGGCGCATTCCAGGGCTATGTTAAGGCAGCAAACAAGATGTACAAACAGGGAATCTTCAATAACGCCGTTGCAGCGCGTGTGGCACAATCTGATAAGAAAGGCTTTGAATCATTTAAGAAAGAAATGGTTTCTGATTGATCAAGTAGCACCCTAAAGTTATGATGTGGAAATAACTATTTAGGGGGTTAGTGTGAAAAAATTATTATTAGCTTTATGTTTGGTGTCGGGGTTCGCATATGCAGAAAGGACAACCACTAGCATCCGCACACCATCTGGTGATCTAGTAAAAATCGGGGATAGCCATCAAGCACTTAAAAGTAAACTTGAGCTTGGCAAGCCGAGATTCTACGTCCTGGAAGATGGAAGACTTCACTGTGCAGCTACTGAGTATGTAAAACAGGTAGATTTACAGGAATACACTGTTATTTTATGCCGAGACAGAATTGTGAAAATCTTATGGCGTAATTTGTAATGAAAAATAAATTAATTGCAGCATTCCTTTGGTTTTTTGGGGTGGTCTTTATTATTAGAGGGTTGTCACTGCTTGGCGAGAGCTTTTTAGGCAGTATATTTATGATATTGGCTGGTATTTTGATGTTACCCCCAATTCAGAAAAAGATAACTGAAATAAGTCCATCTATTAAAGGTCTCTGGTTGGGTGTGGGTATATTTTTCTTATTGGGTTTTTCAGGCATGCTCCTTCAAGCTTCAGAAGAAAAAGCTTTAGAAAATGGTACAGCAAGTCCTGAGCTATTGGCGCGTGAAGCAGATCGTAAAGCACATGCTGAAGAGCAAAGAAAATCTACTGCTGAGCGTGAAGCTACAAAAGCAGCTGAGAAAGAACGGCGTGATCAGGAGAGAGAGGCGCGTGATCGTGCTATTGCAATGCAGGTGGATGCTGAAATTGCATTGAAGAACTTCCTGAAAGATCCTGAAAGTGCACAAATACGTAATCAGAACGGTATGTGTGGTGAAGTAAATAGCAAAAACAGTTTTGGTGGTTACACTGGATTCAAACGATTTATAGCAAGTCCTGCGATAGTTGCTATCGATGGGGAGAATATAGAATCTAGTGAGTTTCAAACTGTATGGGAAAAGTTTTGCACATAATGCTTAACATCTAATTTTTATAACCCTGCCCCTGAGCAGGGTTTTTTATTGCGCAAAGTTCAGAGGTTTATATGTCCGGTAAAAACTTAACCTTCAAATTGATCCTGGATGGAGATTCCAAGGGGTTAGTACAGAATGCTAAAAGTGCAGAGAAGGCTTTTAGTGATTTACAGCAGGCAATTAAACAGGGGACAGCCAGCTTTGAGGGTGAGGCTAAAAAGACATCGGATGCTGTTTCTAAAATTGTGCCGAAAGAATCCTTGGAATTAGCTGATAAGCTGAAAGCTACACTAAACGGTGCAACGGAAGCAATCAAAGGTGCAGGGGATGGAGCTAAAGAAACAGCTGATAACTTCAAGGACTTTGGTAGTAAGGCTGAGAAAGCACTTGAGCAACTAAAAGCTGATCTGGCTGGAGCAAAGCAATCACTCCAAGAATTTTCCAAAACCAATGCTTCACCACACGATATTGAAGCAGCTAAGCAAAAGGTAGATCAGCTGGAGCAGGAGGTAGAGCAAGCTGAGGTAGCATTCAATGAGTTTGACACCGCTGTAAATAAAGCCAATACAGAACTCAAGGAAACTAGTAGTGCAGCTGATAAGGCCAAACAAGGGTTTAATACCGCCAAGGCGGCAGTAGGGACACTGGCAGCAGGATTAGCAGGCCTGGGTCTTGGTCTTACTGTTAAAGAGCTATTACAGACAGCCGATGCTACACAGCAGATGGGCGAGCGTATCAAGAACGCTACTAATAGCACAGAAGAATACACCATGGTGCAAGCTAGGCTGTTAGATCTGGCCAATAAGACCTTCCGGCCACTCCAAGAGGCTCAGGAAGTGTATCTAGCGACAGCTGGTACGATGAAGTCGCTGGGCTACACCACAGAGCAAATTCTAGCGGTTACAGAGAGTCTATCACTATCTTTTACACATAACGCCACTAGGGCAGACCAAGCATCATCAGCACAGGATGCTTTAGCAAAATCCATGGCTAAAGGTGCGGTTGATGCAGATGCATGGATGTCAATCATTACGGGTGCAGATAATGTCGTAAAAGACATGGCTGAAAGTACTGGGCGCACCGAAGAAGAAATTCGCCAACTAGGAGCAAGTGGTAAAGCCTCAATTAAAGAACTTACTACGGCGCTTATTGAGTCAAGAGATCGCAATGAAGAGTTGGCCAACTCAATGGAGAATTCTACAGCCGATGCAGCAGTAGCACTCAGAAACAACTTAACAGACGTTATTGCTAAGCTAAATGAAAAACATCAGATCTCAGCCCGGCTATCAGAGGCCATGCTTACATTGGGTGGGGACATGAGCTGGCTCACCACCTTGTTTGAAGATGCTATAGGTGCTGTAGAGGCCATAACAGAGCGATATACAGGACTAGAGTCGGAGACTCAGGCATTAAAAGACGCTTTGAGTTCAACTTATGAGCTATTCAAGAGCATTATATCTGGGGCTTGGGAACTAGGAAAAACTATAGATGATGTATTAGGAACAGCATTCACAACCTTTGCATCCCTGCTTGGCTCATTTGTTGGTGATGCCACATCTGCTGGAGAGCAAGTAAGTTTCTTAACAAGGGTTTTGCAAGGACTATCACTTGTTTTTGGCATGGTTGAAGATGGCATAGCAGGCATTAAGATCGGACTTAATCTGATTACAGGCGCGTTCTATACTTTGGCCTCGGCAGCCAATAGTGTTATGGCAGCAATCACATGGGGTGATGTGAGCAAGCAATTTGCTGCCAATGCTGATCTGATGAAGGACAAGGCTAAGCAGTATTATGCTGAAGCAGACAAAGAGGCTATGGGGTTTAAGTCCAAATACGTTGAACGCCTAGAGGAAATGTCCAAAACTGAGCAGCAGAAAAATCAGGAAAAGGCTGATAGCGCCAAAGCTACTCTAGATAAGATTGATGCAGACGAAACAGCCAGCGCACAAAATAGGATTAAGGCAGCACAGGATTATGCCAATGCAGCCATAGCAGCCAATGAGGGCGTGCTATCAGAACAGCTAAAGTCTGAACTAGCAGCCAAGGGCTACGCCGTAGCAATGGATGAGGCTGGGAAGGTTACAGTCACTGCTATGGATGCTGCAGGGCAGAAACTAACAGAGGCACAGCAGAAAACTGAAGCCATTAAAGTGGCTACAGAAAACCTCAGAATAGCGGATGAAGAATATCTGGCGTTCCAGAAGCAAGCCGCTATTGAGCGCGCAATTCTAGAGAAGCAGATCCAGCAGGCCAAGGCTTCTGGTGACCTGAATGAACTTAAACAGGTTCAAGACAAGATCAACCAGATCAATACCAAGGAACAAGAGCTACAAGCCAGTCGAAACCAGAGACAGACAGAGTTACTGGCACTCAACCAGAAAACTGCTAATGGTTCGGCTGCGGCATATACAAGGGCTTCCGAACTGGCCCAAAAATTTGGGGTAGATCTAGATAAAGCGCTTAACAAGGTATCTGAACAGTTTACTAAATCTGGCGAGGATATAGATAAGCTAGGTGTGGACCTGAAAGAGCTTGGTGTCACTGGTAAACAAGCTGGTGATGTGACATATCAGGCTTGGCTGAAATGGCTGGAAACAGCAAAAAGCCAAGCTGAAATTGATATGGCCAAAGCTAAGCTACAAGAGTTTGGTGATCAAGGCAAAGTTTCAACAAGTCAGGTAGAGCAAGGCCTCATTGCTATCAAGATGCAGGCTCAAAAATTGCCTGATGATATCGATCCAGTTACGGAGTCTTTCAAAAGACTAGGCATTGAGACCAAGGAAAATCTCAAGCTAGCTGCTCAACAAGCATTAATGGATTTTATTAATGTTCGTGATAGCGGCAAGGCTACTGCTGAAGGTGTGCAAAAGGCCTATGAAAAAGCTGCTCAGTCTGCGGCTGCATCCGGTGACGCAGGAAGAATTGCAGCGGTAAATGCAATGAATGCCGGGCGTAATCTTGAAGTGCAGATTGATGAAACCGGTAAGGCCACTGTAAAAGCCACAGATAAAGCCAATGAGTCATTGGACAGCATGCGCCAATCAACGGATCGGGTTCGTGACGGGGTTAAAGGCATTGAGGGCAGTGTTCACTCTGCTACCCGGGCAATAGACGGCGCCAAGTCATCTACTGAGGAATGGGCTGATGCAGTCAATAAAGCCAAGGGCGATTTTGATAAGGCAATGAAGCAGCAAAGTAAATCGCTTGGCAGTCTGGATAACTATGATTCTTATAACAAGAATGATGTTATCTCTATGCTGAAATCTCAAGGCTATGACGATGCACAAGCCAAAAAACTGGCTGGTAATATCTGGTCACAAGCCATGGAAGCGGATCGTGATGCCAAGATGGCTAGTTATGGTAATAGCGGTGTAGGTGGTCTAGATACACTCATGAGACAGATGTTTGATCAGGCAGCTGCAAAAGGCATTACTACGCAACATGGTACCAATAAGATTAATGAGTTGATGCGCAGTATCAATGTGGCTTCAACTGGATCTAGTAGCCTAAACGACTACGCGCCGTCTATTCCTTCCGTACCATCAACTAAAGATTATGGTAAGGGGGGTGATAGTGTGAATTACAACATTCAATTCGGAGGTCAAACCCTATCCCTTGCAGGCGATGCAAGCCAAAAGGATGTGATGACCAGTCTGGTAAATCAATTAAAAGGTATAGCGAAATCAACATGAAACTAATTCGCTTAGCAACATCCGAAACCGTCCCATTAGAGGACGGTTTTTTATGGCCTGATGAATTCTCCTGGAAGGCTATTGAGCAAACACAAAACTTCACCATTGATGGCTCTCTGATCATTCAGGAAGGCAAAAAGAAGTCGGGCCGACCAATTACTTTACAACCAGCAGATCCACAGATGGGCTGGATCAAGCTACGTGAACTAGGGACTGTTTTGGAATGGTCCAAGCTGCAAGGTGAAAATTTCAGACTGCAGTTTGAACAACCACATGACAACCGACAATTCACCGTCAAATTTAACCACCAGGATGGGGCTTTAGAGGCCGCACCGGTAAAAGGGATTCCAGCGGTATCACTGGATGATTATTTTAATGTGACTTTGCGCTTTACGGAGTTAGACGATGGCGATTGAAACCAAGGATTTAGTGATTTACAAGTCTGAACGCTTGACTGATAACTCTGATGGCGGTGGTAAATATTCTGGTGTTGTAGTTCAAGATGGTATCAGCAATAACCTGTTCAATGATGTGTCGGAAATGGATCGAACCATGGGTGATGTCTCCATGCGTAAGGTCTTTCCGGCTGTCACGACTGAAGACACTGATCTACTGATGGGTGCAACGGTATTTGTATCCGAACTACCAGAAGATCCGAACGTATCCGCATTGCTGTTCAGCACCAAAAACTGGAACGATGAACGTCAGTCGGCTCAGAACCGGGTAGAGAGTTACCTGGCTAAAGGCGGTCAGATTGCTGGCACACCACTGGATACGCACTGGAAAGGCATGTCATCACTTCAGGTGGCTATGTTTCCACAAGAAACCGAATCATCAGTGGGTGACACGATTGTCCTGATTAGTGATGAAGGTAAGGCTTTAGAGCGTGAGCAGTATGTGCGCATTACCAAAGTTGAAACTCGTACCGCAGTCATGGTGGTAGATGGTAAAAACGTGGAATACAAGATTGCCACTTACTCACTCAATGATGCATTGGAAATAGATTTTGTAGGGCTTTCATCACGTCAGTGGTACAACGGTGAGAAATCAAAAACCATTATCCGGGATACGATTGTTGCTGATACCGGTCTGTACTACTCATCCACTGCATTAGCATCTGATGCGAATGTAGGTGAGTTCACAGTCAATGCCCAAAGTATCTTTGCTCAGTTAATCCCATCTGCTCAGACTGAAACGCCAATTATTGATGTGAATGCAGCGGGTGAAAGTGTGGTACTGGTCGCAGGTAATGAAAGCACTATTACAGTCAATTACCCGAATATGGTGATTGGTGTCAGCCAGAACCTTTACATTGGCTCTGCGGTAATTCCATCTAGCGTGGCTTTCACGTTGCAGGGGCAGCAGATTACCGATCAGGGTGGATTGCTTAAAAATACTCAAGGCACTCAGGTTGGCACGATTGATTATCAGCGTGGTTTGATTCAGTGGACTGCGGCAGCACCGGCTGGAACTGTAAGTCTGAATATTACATTTAAACCAGCTGCGGCACCAAACCAGTATTATCAAAGTCATGCCATCCCGGTCACTCAAAACAACCAAAGTACCAACTGGACTGGAGTTTTAATCCCGATTCCAGCACCGGGAGCTTTGTCGATTTCTTATATGTCGCAGGGCAAGTTCTATGAACTTAAAGACGATGGTTCAGGCCAGTTAAAGGCTGCCAGTCCATCTTTTGGCTCAGGTATGATCAATTATGAAACTGGCTCTTGGTTACTCACCACAGGTGCTTTGCCTGATGTGGATACGCCGATCCTGCTGAACTGGGGCACACCGATTATCACTTTTGTGCGATCTAATTTAAGTGTGGAAAAAGCTGCATTTGAGTTTGACTTAGGTCGACCGGGTGTATTGCCGGGTATCACCATCAACTGGTTGCTTGAGGGTGAGTCCAAAACTGCAACTTCCAATGCTCAAGGCAAGTTTACTGGGGATGCCACAGGTGAAATTAACTATGCCACCGGTATTGGCAAAATCATTCCAAATAAGTTGCCACAAAAAGGTACGGTCTTTTCGGTGATCTATAACTATGGATCATCACTTGAACAAACCAAGATGGATGTTACCCCTGCAAATCAAAAGCTGACCTTTATCATTGGTACAGGACCAGCAATTCAGCCAAATAGTGTTGAGTTAAAAATTCCACTTCAAAGCAGTGAGGGGATTACAGGGTCTGTAACTCTGACAGATGTGCCGGTGAATGCAACTATGGGTAATCTAGTGAATAGCCGCGGTCAAGTGCAAGGCACCATTATCTATGCCACTGGCGCAGTTGAAGTCACACCAAAGAGTACAGCAAGCAGATTTGTGCAAACCTTTACACCTATGGCTATCTATTCGGCTGCCTAGGGAGGAAATATGTCTTTTTATTCTCCACAAACATCAGACATTCAGGGTCAGCAGGTTGAACTAAAAGCCCTTAATACTATTGATGTTCAAGTTAAATACCGTGATACATCTGGCTCCAATTCTGCAACCCACACCGTGACGGCCAACAAGTTAAAGCTGGATTTATCTTCTGGTTTTGATGAGCAGATCCTGACAGGCTCAGCTCGCTTCAAAGTGGGTGCTGATACTTTCCTGGATCGTACTGGCTTACTGTATCGTAATGTGAATCCGGCGAATAACAGTGGGATTCAGTCCGGTGTCATTCAATATGGCACCGGTATTGTTGAAATTGATTCCTGGACACCGAATGCAGATAACACTATTACTCTGGAATCCCTAACCACCACAACTGACTTATTGCCGGTCAATAAAATCAGTTTCAGAACCCCAATCATGCCGATCCGGCCACAATCCTTAACTGTGGTGGTGGGAACACTTGAATATGGCCAGCTCACACTGACCGCTGATGAAAATGGGGTGATTGAGACCAGCAGGGCGCATGGCCAAGTGAATTGGGATAATGGGTTTGTTACCATTTACTTTTACAGCAAAACCAAAATCACCGAGGCCAATCGTGCAGAGATTGAGGCCAATGATTGGTATGATCCGTTGCTGGAATATCAGGAGGGAGTCGATACTTATATCAATGTGCCGGTCTGGGTCGATGCTTCATCAGTGCGTTATAACGCAGTGGCCTACACCTACATTCCGCTAGATTCGGAAATTCTAGGTCTGTCTGCTACTCGATTACCGATTGATGGCCGTGTGCCGATCTTTCGTGTGGGTGGCATCGGGATTGTTAGCTCAAGCAAAGCACAAGAGCTGCCCAGTGCAATTGCAGGTACCACCTACGATTTGAATGATCAGCGCATTTCATGGGCGGAACTTGAAGATGCCAACGGAACGAAAGTAGCCTTCGATTTTTACACGGTTGATTATGATTATGGCCGTGTGACATTGGGCGGTGACTTCGCACTGGGTAATCTGGTTGCACCACTGACAGTCAAATATCGTTATCAGGATATGGGGCTGATCCGTGATGTACAGATCAATGGTCAGCTGACTTTCACCAAGCCTTTAACCCATAACTATGATGCGGTGGATACCATTGTTGGATCAGCTCTGGTTATTGGAGATATGCAGGCAAGATATACACGCAAGTTTGTGCAAGGATCTTGGAGTAATGTATGGGCTGATGAGCCAATGGGTGCAGGGATTTTAGCAAATTACAATGATGCGTTATATCCAATTGCTGTGACGAACAAAGGTGCGATTCAGGAGCGATGGGCACTGATTTTCACGGATAACACCAATTTCCGCTGTGTTGGTGAATATTCAGGGCAGATCGGCACGGGGAGTGTGAATATTGATTTTTCACCGATTAACCCTGTGACTGGCTTGTCTTACTTCACGGTAAAAAAAGAAGGTTGGGGCGCAGGTTGGGCAAACAGTAACGTGCTGCGCTTTAATACTGTAGCTGCAAATTTCCCGGTCTGGGTGATCCGCACAGTAAAACAATCTGAGCCAACTGTTATGTCAGATCAATTCCAGATCATGCTGCGTGGTGACATTGACCGCGTGGTTTAAAAGTTAAATCAAATATGGCCGCTTGATGCGGTCTTTTTTATGAGTGAATAAAAATGGCAATGAAGCAGACACAAACTAAATTATTTGATTTTTCGGATGTAGGCTTGGATTTCAGTCCGGGATCAAAAAACCTATTCCCGGATCGTTTTAAGAAAATGTTAGCACTGGGCTATAACGAGCAGACTGTTTCAAGCGTGGCTGTAACAGGCAATCAGGTCACTTTCACTTATGGTGTTTCACACGGATATAAGTCTGACCGTGTTTTAAAGATTGATACAGGTCCTTTAGCATCAATAAATAGCGGTGAGTTCTGGATTGATTCTGTCACTACTAATACGGTCACGATGACGATTGATGGGGCGCCAACTTCAATTGCAGGTAATTTCGCAACTAAGGTTGCATCGCTTGGTTGGGAGCTTATGTATGAACAGGCAAACATTCATATTTATCAGTTTAAGCATATTGATAATACAGACATGTATGCGCGTTTATGCTTTCAAACAAATTTAACAGCTCGAAATGTAGTGAGTGTTTGTATTGGCAAGACATTTGATGTTGTAACTGGGTTTATAACTGATGAATTTTCACTAGCAGAAACAAGACAAATTGCAACTCCAACAACTGGAACCAAGTGGGAGTTTCAGCTCTATCCAAGTGACTCAGACAACAACTCAACATATAGTGTAGGTTACCCAGCATATGGCAAAGCTATGTGTGTTGGCAGTTTGTATCACATGGTTTTGATGACAAATCTTGACTCAGGACAAGGACGAGTTAATGCAATTTTCCCGCATAGTGGTGTTGATTACGTTTCTGTGGACTATCCCGTCTTATTAGCAGAAGACTCAGGCCCATCTTCATCAAACACATGGAATTTCAATCAAAATAATACTGGTCGAGTATTTGTTGGAAATATACGTTGTAGATTAGGTGTGTCTTCAAGCGGAAATTTTTCTGACTTGCTTTCAACAACAGAAGTCCCCGCAACCTCATTCTTATCAAGTTTAGTCCAGCCATTTAATATCACCACTGCAATACAATTACCTGTTTATGAATTTAGCTCATCTCAGAAAATTGGTTACGCTTATGGTGTGTATCGCTGTCTTTATGCAACATCAAATCGACCATCAACCGATAGAGCACAAAGCCCAGCAGTCCTAAATGGCGAAAATGCAGAGCTGATTCCGACTGGTAATTTTGGCAACGATCCGTATTTTTACATTTCTGCCCCACTGGAGGAGGTGATACTTGATTAAGTTGCATCGTGTTTTTTTTGGTGGATACCGTGCAGATGTAATCCGCTTAAAAGCAAAAGGATATACTATAACTCGATCAGTGCGGGTGCTTACAGCTACAAATATCAATCACGGTAGGGGGATGATTAAAGGCATAACCAAAAAAGTAGGTGCTAATTACTCACCAGTACCTGTTTGTGTATTTCGCCGCGACAACCGTCAATTGCTCTGGGAAATCAAATCTAAAGCTGATGGCTCTTATGCATTTAGAAACATTGCCGTAGGGCTTGAGTGCTTTGTAGTGGCTTTTGATCCGAGCAATCAATACAACGCAGTCATTCAGGATAAGGTAGTCGCAAAATGAATAAAACATCGATTAAAGCGCGGCTTGCCATGATTCAAGCCTTCGCAAATTTTATGGATAACGGTAGCCAGAGTGCTACCGTTGTTTTTTATGAAGGTGTGCAACCTCCCAGTCCTGCTATTACAGCGGACTCAAACAATGCTTTAGTGACACTCACATTTCCTGAGCCATGTATCAAAGAAACCACTGCTACTTATGTGGAGTTTCACCCAACAGACACAGCAACCGTCATTAAAGCAGGCACTGCAACGTGGGCGCGTATTTATAACGGTGCTGGTGAAGCGGCTGCCGACTTGACCGTAGGCACAGATATTTCTTTAGCCAATACCAATCTAGCCCTTGGTGGTACGCTGTCTATCACTTCAATAAAACTCAGACCTTAATTTAAAAAGGGTGCTCATGTGGATTTTAAAAATAAGCTCGGCACCGTTGATGCTCACAACCTGAACCTGAACTTTAAATCTGATAATACTGATAGCCATAATATTATTCTAAACTTTGAGCATCTAGCCGACGGTTCGACTAATCTCAATTTTGGCGATGATGTTTCGGGTGTTATTGATACTGTACTCGATACCGAAGTCTCATTTGAAATCACAGCGGTCTATGCCGACAGTGGTGCAAATACTGCAGTCATCGATACAGTGCTTGATACTGGATTTAGCTTTGATGTAGTTGCTGTATTTAGTGAAAACACTGATGTTATTGGCCAGATCGATACGATTTTAGATACCAATTTTAGCTTTGAGGTCGAAGCGGTATTTAGTGAAAACCTGTGCACGATTGATACGGTTTTAGATACTGAGTTTCAATTTGAGGTTAAAGCGCTATTCGATATCAATCACTTGGTGGGTGTGTCTTATGGTTTTGACATGCGATATCAGAAGGCGATTGCATGCCTAAGTGTCACAGAAATCCCGTGGGCTAAACCAATATTAAGAGTCTCGAATGAGGCTCTTTTTTATGATCAAGGCTTGGTAGTTTCGAATCAGGCAAATATTCAGTATGAGCAGGCAGGGTCATTAACCCGGGCGATTAGATCCTTGCATGAACAGGCAACCAGTTTAAGTTCGGATGCGTATGTCATCTGGGAGGAGGGTGATAAGCGCTTTATCCATCAGCGCTATCTGCATGAAGAAACGATCAGGCTGCGCCATAACCGTGAAACAGTCTGGCAGGAAATGATTCGCCGTCGCAAGACTTTTACTTATTCACATGAGGTGGCGCAAGTCTTTGAGCACCGCTTTTCATTTGAGTGGGATAAAAGCCTTGAGATTATCACCAAGTCGGATTTGCCTTGGGATCAGGCCAAAGCGATTCATTACCGCAAGCATCCGGTTCAACCTTGGCCAAAGCCTGAAATACCCAAATACGAAGGCACAGGTGATTTAAATTTTGTCTGCCTCTGTCATGACGTTGATTCACACAATGTTGTTTTAAATTTTGGTGCAGATGACTGTATTCCTGCACTGCCGAAAAGGAACTGGTGGTATATCGTGAATACACTAATAGCTGAGCGGCTGGATACCGGCGAGAAGATTAAAGTAATGGAGGGCACCTACAGTGCCAGTCGGTCACAATGGTGCTGGACCTATTCCATTACCGTGGCTCATACGGAAAAAGACAAGCTGCAACCCATCAATGGCCAGCCGGTAGTTCTTAAAGTCACGATCAATGGTTTTGAGCATCATATTCTACTGGAAGATCCTGAAGAAACCCGACGGTTTGCCAGCGTTTTATATACATACCCAGGGCGAAGCGTTACCGCTTTGAACTCGGATAAATACGGACCAACGCGCTCTTTTATTCAGGACAATGAGCGAACATCCGTGCAGCTGGTTCAAGCGGAACTGGATCGAGCGAATAGCGGTACCAACCTGGACTGGAAACTGATTGATGAACTGGGCTGGATCGTACCGGTTGAAAGCCTGAGTTATGCAGAACTTGCACCCATCGATGCAATCAAGCAGGTGGTTGATGCAGGCGGTGGCTTTGTCTATAGCCAGAAAGCAGGTAATACACTGACTATTTTACCTCGGTACCAGAAAGGCTATTGGGATACGATGACCGTGGATGATTACGACATTCTGCTATCTGAAAGCCTGGTGATGCAGCAGAACATCAAGCAGAACGATGAATACATTGCTGACTTTAATGCCATCACTGTGGTGAATAGCCGTAGCGGTGAAAGCCTGAAAGTACAGCAACGAGGAACTTCAGGCGATGTGCCACTAGAAACAGTCACGGGGCCATTATTTAATGTGGTATCGGGTGCGAGTTATGGCAAAAATGAATTGGTCAAAGCCAACATTCAGGAGTTGCACACTTTCTCGGATATTCCGGTCAGTCAGGAAATTGGCGAGATGCTACCTGGTAAAACCATTGCCTTTAATGGCCAGTGGTGGGGCGTGATTGATTCAGTTTCAGGCAGCTTTTCACATGAGAAGGTAAATGAAACCATTACAGTGGAGCGTATCAGCCGTGACGAATCCTCTATTTGAATTACGAAAGCTTTTAAATCCAATTCATGCGGAATACATCGGCACCATTACATCAGTGAAGCATCCAGAGTATCGGGTGCAGATTGATGGTGGATCCGGTCCAGTATTATGCACATCTGGTACAACCTACAATCTAGGCGCTCGGGTCTTTGTTGCAAATCAAGTGATCCTGCGGCCAGCACCAACAGGGCAGCATTCACAAGTGGAAGTTTAACGATCAACAAAATAACAGCACCTTCGGGTGCTTTTTTATTACCAAAATTTAGGGGGATGTATGGCTAAAGGGGATGTATATGGAATTTCTTAGTCAGGTATTAGAAAGCATAAAGAACCATTCACACATCCTTTTTACAGGTGTGCTGGGTGCAACTTTTGGCTTTCTATTAAGTAAGGAGCCAACCCGGGATCGCTGGATAGGATTCTTCGCAGGCTTCATTTTATGTGTGGTCTTTGCTAAACCGGCAAGTTTATTTCTTGCTAGCGGTAACTACCCAGAACTATTTGGTTTCATTCTGGGTGCTGCTGGTAAAAGTACAGCTGAAGCATTGCTGAGTTTGGCTCGATCAAGAGTTCTTGGTTTGGTCAAAAAGGAGAGTGAAGATGCTGCTAATCATAAGTAAAACAGCTTTGGTGTTATTTATAGTTTCGTTTGCCATCATGGCATTTCATCCAAAAATCCAGCTCCCAAAACACATCGATTTTCTATTGGTGTTGTCGATCCTTTTTGGAGCCGCACTTTTTGTTAAAGATGAGTATTCGCCAAGTCCGGCCGGAACCCTTT